TCCGGTGAACTGTCATACAGTTGTTTTTGAAGATGATTCGTATATGTACGTGCCAGTCGCATCGTTTGAAAGAGCAAAAGCTAAAATCATGGTAGGAAGGTTTGACAAGACTTCAGGCAAATTTATACGTTCAAAGCGGCAGCGAAGACGTTGAGCTAACAGAATATTTATTATATTGAAATGATATTATTTACGAAAATAATGATTAAACTATTGCTTATTAAGCAATATTATATTAGTTTTACAATGTGAAATTCATTAACGGTATGGACGGCCGCCAGACATAAGAACCCCCCTTTTTTTGAAGCCGGAGCGTCCATCGAAGGCTGATAAAATTGGGGGTTTAAATTTTAAGCAATGACAAAAGATGACCTTAAAAGGGAAGCAGAATTTATCCAGACTTACCTGAATATTACTTGCAGTAATGATCCGGCAGAGATAACGGAAAGGATAAGCCAGCTGATGGCATACCTGTCAAGATCGGGCGAAATGCTTGCCGTGGCAAAGAAACTACTAAGGGCCAGCAAGACACAGGAAATAAGCAAAACTATTATTGCTATTGCAAAAGAGCAATGCCTTTCGGCAACGGTTCAGAACGCGCTATTGGACAGTATTTGCGAGGAAGAATCTTACTTGGTTGACTTTATTGAAAGGATTAACAGGACATGCACGCATCAACTTGATGCACTAAGATCATTACTTAGCTATGAAAGAGAAAACTTAAGAATAACTAAAACCGGGTATTGATGGAAGATTGTAATTCGAAAGACCAATTGCCGGCAATGCCATTTTATTTTGGTGATTGGAGAAAATCCCCGGAAATAAGAGCTTTAGACCTTGATGTCAGAATGATCTGGTTTGAAATGCTTGGATTGATGTGGGAATCTACAGAACGGGGATATTTAACACTAAATGGGAAAGCTGTTATAACACCTGTTATAGCAAAAATGTTAGGTATTGATATAACAACTTTGGAAAAAGCATTACAACAGATGGAGGAATTTAATGTTTTTTCACGAAGAAGTGATGGTGCAATATTTTCAAGAAAAATGGTTCGTGATGAAGAAAAAAGAAAAGCAAAATCACGTGCAGGATTGCAAGGAATGAGAAGAAGATACAATAAGGAAGAGTTTGAAAAAAATGAAAATAATCCTGTTGTTATAACAAATGATATAACACATGATATAACACATGATATAACAAAACCTGAAATTGAAAATGAATATGAAAATATAATTAAATATAATAAGAAAAGGGGGTGTGGGGGAAAAACAAATGAAGAATCAAAATCTATTAGCAGTGATAAACAAAAAGAAGTTTTTGATAGTTTCAGAAAACAATACCCTGGAACAAAAAGAGGGCTTGATGTTGAGTTTGCAAACTTTGTTAAAAAACACAGAGATTGGAGGGAGGTTGTAGAACTACTCGAAAAAAGATTGAATTATCAAAAAGAAGCCAGGCAGGTGCGAAAGGAAAATAAACTATTTGTGCCGGAGTGGAAAAATCTGCAAACATGGATAAACCAGCGATGCTGGGAGGATATTATTAACACAGAGGAATGATATGGAAGAAATTTATACAGTAAAAAAGTCTTCAACGACAATAAAAATTGAAAGCAATAATACTTATCAGGAATATTCAAACTCGAAGATGAAAGATGTGCCGTATGACAAAGCTGATATTTTGTTAAAGCTATTTCTTGATAAAGCAGCAATTAATATGGGAAAAGAAGCATACGACAAACCTGATGCTACAAGAGAATCTATTCTTGAGTTTATCTATCAAAAGTTTTATGATTTACCGGTAAGCTATATCTGTTCGGCAATTATCAAAGGGTCGCTTGGGATTTATGGCTCTGGAAGGCTGGTTCCCAGTTCAGTTTTCAAGTGGCTTAGTGAAATAAGAATGGATTATGAAAGAATTAAAAGACATGAGGAACTACAGGAGCTTCCTGGTGCTGGAACTTTTAATCTTGTGAAATACCCAATTGGAAAGGCTATATGCCTAAAAATCGACTGGCATAATTCAGGTTTAATAACTGATGACGACTGGGATAAGATCGAAATTAAGATTCTTGCAGAGATGATAGGCAGGGGGGAGATGCCTACTGTAAGAGATTTTGGAATTAAAAAACGTTGCAGTATTAGTTCGATACAGGAAAACTGTATCTAAAGTATTGCTTAATGGTCAACATGATGAACGATAAAGACTACAGTATCAGGATAGCGAGATATAGTTTCACCTGCCCGATAACTGGCATAAAAATCAGGAAGGGAGATGAGTATATCGAAACCGAGGGAGTTGCAATAAGCCTGAAGGCAGGACTTCCTGAAAGGAATCTAAAGCTGATCAAAGCGAGATCAATAACTAACAAATAAAAATCAATTGACATGACAAAAAATGAATTAATTATCGCGGTATCTGAAAGGTCTGGAATAGACAGGCAGGTAGTTGAACGAGTACTTCACGCTACACTGAATGAAGTGAAAGAAGTTGTTGTAAGCGGCAAGACGATCTACATAAGGGGTTTTGGTAGTATCGGGGTGCAGCATCGCAAAGAAAAAATAGGACAGGACATAAGACGAGGACATCCGGTTGTTATCCCTGCACACAAGGTGCCGGCATTTAAACCAAGCAAGCTGTTCAAATCCGAGGTCAACCAGAAAAGGATTATGACAGCGAATTTATTTTTATAAAGAAGGCTTAAAAATACTTGGGCAGGGACTGTCCAATACAAGGGTGGAGGATAAATCAGACTACTTAGGTAGCACATCCATTGAAACGCGAAGCCCATCCCATCGCTTTAGCGTGGGTGGGTAGTTCACTTTAATCTTTAAAAAGACAGAAAAATGGAGCTAATAAAAATTTACAATAGGAATAATCAACGTTTGGTAGATGCAAGAGAGTTACACGAGTTTCTTGAAGTCCAGACAAGATTCAATGACTGGATTGCATTAAGAATATCTAAGTATGGATTCATTGAGAATCAGGACTATATTGGTTTTACTGAAAATTTAGTAAAACCCTCTGGGGGAAGGCCAGCAATTGAATACGGCTTAACTCTCGACATGGCCAAAGAGCTGTCAATGGTTGAGAATAACGACAAGGGCAGAATTGCAAGACGTTACTTTATTCAGAAAGAAAAAGAGGCATTAACAAAACTTGACAGCATTACACGGAAGGATTTAGCAAGGATGCTTTATGAATCCGAAGAAGAAAAAGAAAAACTACAGATCAAAAATGCTGAGCAAGAAAAAGCATTGAAAGAAGCAGCTCCGAAAGTTTTATTTGCAGACACGGTTACTGCAAGTAGTGATAGCATCTTGATAGGTGAGCTGGCAAAGCTTATCTGTCAGAAAGGCGTTGAAATTGGACAAAATAGGCTTTTTGCATGGATGCGTGATAACGGTTACTTGTGCTCACGACCGGGAGAATGCTATAATAAACCAGCGCAGAGATACATGGATCAAGGGTTGTTTGAATTGAAAAAATCCTCGATCACAATGAGCGATGGCACTGTCTTGATTACAACAACAACGAAAGTTACAGGTAAGGGAAGTGTGTATTTCATCAATAAATTTTTAGGTCAAAATAGCTGGAAAAACATTAAAAAAATTGCACAAACTATTGCTTATTAAGCAATATTTATTTAACTTAAGCATATAAATATAAACGAGTTAAAACCTTAAACCGAAAATGTTATGAAATCAAAAAAAGAATTGCTTAATGCAACAAAGGTATTGATTGAAGCAAGCTCAGAATACAGATCAGGCATGATTGAAATAAAAGAATATAAGAATAGACCGAATGGCAGCTTGGTAGTATATCCAAAGACGGGTAAGACACTACATCCTATAGAAATAATCAGATATGTTTTGCATCCTCTTAGTGGATATATTGATTATAACTATGAAGAAGACCGTTGCGAATTGGTAATTTTTTAACTGAAAACACATGAAGATATTCTTTTTTGACCTTGAAACGACAGGAATAAGCTGCACGAGACACGGTATTCACCAGGTAAGCTTTGATATAGTAATTGACGGAAAAACAAAAGAAAGTGCAAATCTAAGGGTAAGGCCGCACCCGGCAGCTGTTATAGAACAGGCAGCACTTGATATCGCTGGGGTTACGAAGGAGCAGATTCTTTCGTACCCTGATATGAAGGAAGGTTACGAAAAACTAATCGAAACTTTGAGCAAATATGTTGATAGGTACAATAGATCGGATAAGTTTTTCCTTGCAGGTTACAACAATTCAGCTTTTGATAACCAGTTTTTAAGGGCATTTTTTACACAAAATGGAGATAAATATTTCGGTTCCTGGTTTTGGTCAAATAGCATAGATATAATGGTTTTGGCAACAGAGTATTTGCTTGAAAAAAGAAGCAATATGGAAGATTTTTATAGCAGCAGTAATAGTGCTGTTGGTAGTCGTACATCTGGTTTAAGCAATGTCAAAATACAGAAATAACACGGTTTACGACTACTACGAAAGAGTAAGCAGTAGGTATTACAAGGCCCTTCCTGTTGCAAAGGATTCTGTAAAGTTTATCTGGGAGCCTCTTGCAAAAAAGGTCAAGGTTGCCGGCTTTGAGGATTATGACTTTTTCATTCTTGGAAGCAGGTGTCATTTCCAGCTCCGGGAGGCATTATCGGGATGGGTGGTGTTTATTCAAAATGAGGCAGAAACAAGAGATGTCAGGGAGGGTTCCCTTAAAACATTTCTTGACTTTATACCTGCCGAAATCAACAAAAGAGGCGGGAGGGCCTACCTGAATAGACTAATCGTTGACATGCTTGTTAATCAGGGGAATCAAATTTCACCACGATATAAAAGTTATGGAAAATAATAGATCAAATTTCAGAAGCGATGCGCTTATTTATTTCTTGTTCTGGCTGTTCTGTGTTTTCTGCATGGCAATGGAATTTATTATTGCAGCACTTATTGTAATTGCGATAAAAACTGAATTAAAACCTTAAATATGAGATCAATTATATTAAAAAAGCATTGTTGGATAGGGTTAACCGAGGATGGAGTTCTGGAAGCGATGTCAGAGTACGCAGAATTTAAAACAAAAAGACATAAAGAGCTTATTGATGCCTACATTGAACTTGAAGGTTGTTACAATACTACGCTTACAGTTGATTCAGATATAATTGAAAAATACTCACGTGTACGTAAGATAAAAGCAAAGATTGAACTGCTTAAAATTGACTTAGGGTTATGAAAACAACAGAATTAAGAATAGGTAATTGGGTTTTTGGTAATAAATTAAGAATAGGTAATTGGGTTTTTGGTAATAAAGTTGCGATACAGGTGAAATCTTCTATTGATTTATGTAACATTGAAAATCTACCTGATGAATTTGAACCGATTCCGCTTAACTATAAGTGGTTACGGAAGTTTGGTTTTGATGATTCAGAATACAAAGATGGATACATAGGGGTTGACGTGAATAATTCAAATTTCGTTCTATCAAAGCCGGAAAAGTATGAATTTACAAAAAATTATATATGGGAGTACAAGGCTGGCGTGTGGCAGAAATTTGTAGAGCTTAAGTATGTGCATCAGCTTCAAAACTTATTTTTTGCAATAACAGGAAAAGAATTAACAATGTGTAGAACGCCAAATGTGGTAAGTAGATTCTTGTTTTAACTTGCGAACAATAGAAGTAATTGAAAGACGAGGGATATAACGAATAAGAAAATGGATGTGGTCTAAATCAGATTCAAACACTTCAATTTCAAAATCTGAATTAGAAGTAATGTTTAAGAGGATGGAACGCATATCTTCTTTTAACTGACCGACAAGTAACTTTTTACGGTACTTGCAAACGAAAATGAGATGACACTTTAGGTAATGCTTTGAACGATTTGTGCTAATGTAATTAGACATATTTTGTTTATTGCTACATTTTTTGTATATTTGCAGTATGAAACAAAGAAGATTATCACACAGAGAAAAAACAGAGTTATTTACCAAATACGAAACTGGTAAGTCTACAGGTGCAGATTTAGCTGAATATTATAATATTAGTTCTGTAGCCGTTAATGCCTTATTGAGAAGGCATGGATATAAAGCTAAATCGCAATCAGAGTTACAAAGGAAATATAACATTGATGAAACATTTTTTGATGTAATTGATACAGAAGAAAAGGCATATTTTTTAGGTTTTCTTTATGCGGATGGATATAATAATACTGATAGAAATTCAGTTACTCTATCTTTAAAAGAAGATGACAAAGAAATATTGGAAATATTGAATAATCTTTTACAGCCAAATAAGCCCTTGCAGTATGTTGAATTTAAAGCTACAAACTCTTCCAATCAATACCGATTAGTGATTGCGAATAAGCATATTAGTCAAAAATTAGTTGAATTAGGTTGTGATAAAGCTAAAACATATTCTTTAATGTTTCCTTCTGAAGAACAAGTCCCAAAATATTTAGTAAGACATTTTGTTCGTGGGTATTTTGATGGAGATGGTTGGGTTGGTAAAAAAACAATATCTATCGTTTCTACATTAAATTTTTGTAATTCGTTGGCAGAAATATTAAATCAAGAATTAAATGTAAACTCATACATAAGGGCAAGACATCCTGAAAGAAAGAATAATATCAGAATGTTAGAACTGTCTGAAAAAGCAGCAAGGAAGTTCTTAATTTGGATTTACAAAGATTCTAATATTCACTTACAAAGAAAATACGATAGATATTTAAAACAAATAGAATATGAAAATTCATTAGCGGAAATTCGTGTCTGTAGTGTAGATGGCTGTAATAAAAAACATAGGGCTAAGGGTTATTGCAGAAATCATTATTATGAATTTTGTGGAGGTAAGGAAAAAAGAAAACTTAAATATAAAAAGCATGGTAAATAACTTAAACGCTGCAAAGAACATTCTTAAAGAGGGATTAAAAATATTAAACTCGGCAGGGACTGTCGATTACACCGATGGAGAGGATAGAAGACCTAATCTTTTGAAAGGGCATTCCTCTGTGAAGTCGGAAGCCCACGAATCTTTAGTTCGTGGGTAGTTCACACTTAAAAAGATAATAGAATGGCAAGACCAACGAAATATATTGAAGGGATTCATGGTCCATGGGCCAAGAGTCTTGCAATGGAGGGATTGATAGAGAAGGAGATAGCTAAAAGAATGGGAATTGCAATGTCAACCTTTAGCAAGTGGAAAAAGGAAATTGATGGGTTTTCGGAAGCCATAAAAATAGGTAAGGAGCCGGCAGATGCAAACGCAAAGATGTCTCTATACAAAAGAGTTACCGGGTACATGGTAACGGAAAAGAAGATCATTGTCGAACTTGACGCTGATGGTAATCAGAAGCCGGCAAAGATTGAGACTATTGAAAAACATATTCCTCCAGATGTTGGTGCTATTGCTTTTTGGTTAAAGAATCGATTACCTGGAAGTTGGCGAGACAAGCATGATGTAAGTCTATCAGGTGATCCGTTCATAGAATTGATGAAGGCGGTTGGTGCTAAAGAAGATAATGAAGATCAATGACCAGCACATATCACTATACATATCTTGGCAGGCAGATTGGAATAAATTCGCAAGAGACGTGTTTAAGGTAAGACTTGATAGGGAGCAACAGGATATTCTTTCGTCTGTGCAGTTTAACCCGATGACGGCAGTAGCAAGCGGCACCGCAAGAGGCAAGGATTTTGTAGCTGCTTGCTCTGCTCTATGCTTTTTATACTTGACCCCAAAATTCAATTCAAAAGGTGAATTAGTAGGCAATACAAAGGTGGCAATGACTGCACCTACAGGAAGACAGGTATCAAATATTATGACTCCAGAAATAAGGAGATTGTTAAGAAATGCTAAATTCTTGCCGGGAAGACTTGTAGCGGATGATGTAAGAACAGACTATGAGGAATGGTTCCTGACAGGATTTAAGGCAGATGACAACGCAACAGAGGCCTGGTCAGGTTTTCATGCAGTCAATACGATGTTTGTTGTAACGGAAGCAACTGGACTCTCTGAAAAAACATTTGACGCGATAGAAGGTAACCTACAAGGAAATTCACGCTTGCTTATAGTGTTTAACCCGAACGTGACAATAGGATATGCAGCGAGGGCGATGAAGTCTCCACGCTTCACGAAGTTTAGACTTAACTCGTTAAATGCTGAAAATGTAGTTACGAAAGAAAACAGGATTCCAGGGCAAGTTGACTACGAGTGGGTAAAAGATAAGGTCGAGACATGGGCATCGCCAATCTCGGAATTAGAATTTAATGAAGGAGAGGGCGATTTCGAGTTCGAGGGAAGCATTTACAGGCCGAATGACCTGTTCAGGGTGAAAGTGCTTGGAATGTTCCCGAAAGTGGGCGAGGACGTGCTTATTCCTTACGAGTGGATAGAGTTGGCAAATCAAAGATGGTTGGAGCATGGATCGGAACTGGTTTATGGAGATGAAAAGAAGAATAGACTTGGAGTTGACGTCGCTGGAATGGGAAGGGATGAAAGCGTGCTATGTCACAGGTACGGGAATTTTGTCTTGAAGTTTGAAGGCTACCATGCAGGAGGGAAAGCAGATCACATGCACGTTGCAGGGATGGTCGCGAAAGAGCTTGCAAGGCCGGGCACGAAGGCATTTATTGATACGATAGGTGAAGGAGCGGGTGTTTATTCAAGATTGGTTGAACAGGGCTTTCAAAACGCTTATTCATGCAAGTTTTCAGAAAGCGCTGAAGGTCTGTCAGATGTAACTGGCGAATACGAGTTTGCAAATATGAGGGCATACCTTCATTGGGCTGTAAGAGATTGGCTAAATCCTGCAAACAAAACAGGGGCCATGCTCCCGGTTAATGATAAATTCATGGAAGAAGCAACGGAGATCAAGTGGAAGTTTCAAAGTAATGGCAAGATCATCATTGAGCCTAAAGAAGAAATAATAAAGAGGATAGGAAGGTCGACGGACTATTTCGATCCGCTTGCAAATACATTTTACCCTCATGATTCAGGGATAGTTAACGTGAAACAAATATTAAATGACTTCAGGTGATGGAAACGATTGATTTTTCAAAACAGATAGATGACATAGTGTCTGACATCAAGTCTGCAAAGACAGTAATAGTTAGGCCCTGGTCGGAAATTGCCAGGGAATATGATCCGACAGGGCATGAAATTAACGACAAGCTAATACGAAAGGACATCACGAAAAGCGACGGCACGGTCGTGAAAGTTGCAAGGGTTTTGTACGGGCTTCAGAAACTATCAACAAGGCGAATGACCCAGATGGCTTTCGCTATACCTGTAAAACGAATTTACAAGACAGGGGAGGATGAGGAGAAGAAAAAAATGGCAGAAGCTATTGAAGCGGTTTACCAGAAGGCAAGAATCGACAGCTTGAACCGAAAAAGAATGCACGCGTATTTCGCGGCCTGCGAGATTGCAACTATTTGGTACCCGGTAAAAGAAGATCACAAAAACTATGGATTTGACAGCAAGTGGAAGCTACGCTGCGTGACTTATTCACCGATGGAAGCAAAGTTCTCAAGACTTTCAAACGCCTCGATTTACCCGGTTTTCGATCGTTACAGGGACATGATCGCGCTCGCTGTAGAATATTCGGTAAAGGAAGATAACCAGGACGTGGCTTATTTTCATCTTTACACGAAAGACGTTCAGAAAGTATACAAGAGGATAGGATCAAACAGTTGGACAGATGAAACGGGCCAGGACGCTATTGACTCAAAGCTCCCGGTTAATAAAATTCCTGGTATTTACCTTTCAAGACCGGTACCGATATGGGAAGATACAACGCAAAACGTTAACGAGATAGAGATAACCCTATCGCGGCAGAGCGATATTTTAAGACGTAATTCAGCGCCAATCCTGAAGATAAAGGGAAAAATGGTCGGGAATGGCCCGGATAGCGAAGTTTCGCGAGAGGTTTACCAGGTTGATGGAGATGGAGATATTGCTTACGTGACTTGGGAGCAGCAGGTCGACGCGATGAAGTTTTACACGGATGCAATAAAAGAGAATATCGAGGAAGAGCTCCAGCTCCCGAACCTTTCGTTTAACAGCGTTAAAGACATTAGCGCGATAACGGAAGGAGCGAGAAAAACATTGCTCGCTGATGCACATCTTAAAGTAGGAGATGAATCAGGCGATATAATTGAATTTCTTGACAGGGAATGCAATGTAATTAAGGAATTTCTCGGGAAGATCAACGCGAAATGGGAAAAGACAATAGGAGACCTGGAGGTTGAGCATGTCATCACGCCATTCGTGCAAAATGACGAAAACGCGGAGATAGAAAAGATCACGAAGGCAACTCAAAAACCGGTCATGTCGCAGAAAACAGGAATACAACGTCTCGGGGTGGTTGATAATGTTGACGCGGAATATAAGCAGATACAGGAGGAGGAGGAGCGCTCGCAGTCATTTAGCGTCTTCGAGCCGATGACGGATGAACCGAAGCCAGGGAGCAACCAGGAAGGATTAGAGGATTAACGCTGAAAGATGAAAGCTTTTGGGATCAAGTATGACCAGGCACATTACAGGAGGCTTGAAGCGATCTATATAAAAAAGATCAATCAACTGTATTTGAGCGCGACAAGAGAAGCGGTAAGAATAGCTGAATCGCTTGCCACTGGTCATGATCCTGGCGTGATATTTGAATTCGACAAGTTTCCACGTGCTAAATCGAGGGTTGATAAACTGTTTAAAACATTAGAAAAAAACATTCTCTATACAATAAACTATGCCACGTCAAGGGAATGGGACGCGGCGTCAAAAAAGAATGATGATCTTGTCGATAGGGTTCTTAGATCAACTACGTTTAAAAAAGAACAGGTAGAACATTTATATAACAGGAACCTTGAGGCGCTCGCGGCGTTTCAGAATCGAAAAGTGAGGGGGCTTAATCTTTCGGATAGGGTTTGGAGATACACGAATCAGTTCAAGGGTGAGATTGAACTTGGACTGGATATTGGTTTATCAGAAGGTAAATCAGCAGCAGCAATGAGCCGTGATCTCCGTCAGTATCTTCAAAATCCGGATAAGTTATTCAGGAGGGTTAGGGATAGCAGGGGAGAGCTTGTACTATCGAAAAACGCTAAGAAATACCATCCAGGCCCGGGAGTTTACAGGAGCAGTTACAAGAACGCCCTGAGATTAACGAGAACGGAGGTTAACATGGCTTACCGGGAATCGGATCACGAGCGATGGCAACAGCTTGACTTTATTGTCGGGTTTGAAGTAAAAAGATCGAACCGTGTTTTTGATTGCGCGCTTTGTGACGCGCTGAAAGGCAAGTACCCGAAAGATTTCCTGTTTAAAGGGTGGCACCCGTCTTGCCGGTGTTATGCAGTTTCAATCATGTCGACAATCGAAGAGTTTATCGAGCGTGAAAAAGCATTTATGGATGGACGAGACCCAGGGACGCTTAAGTCAATAAACGAGGTCAGGAATGTGCCGGAAAGCTATTCTAAATGGATTACAGATAACCAGGACAGGATTGAAAATGCAAAAAGCAAACCTTACTTTATAACGGATAATCTTAAATATTCTGGTGAGAAATTACAAGGCAAAGTTTAAAGGGCGCAGGGAATACCCGATTGAAAGGAAAACCGACTTGGTGTGCGAAACCCTTGAGAATCCTGTCGAGATCACGGCTGAGGAATATGAAAGATATTAAACCTCGCAGCGGACAAGGCCCTGGCGCATGAAACAAGGCGGTGGGAAGCGAGTGGCTGACTAGGGGTTTGAAGCAGTACTAAAAACAGTGCTGCTTTTTGTTGCTCGCTATCTAAATGTTAAAAAATGTTAATCCAATAAGAATATTTACATAAACTATTGCTTATTAAGCAATATTATATTATATTTATACTATAATAATAACCTAAAAACTAACGAGAGATGAAATCAACAGCAGCACTTTGCGCGAAAGCAGTAAGAAAGGAACTGAAAGAAAAGTTCCCTGGGATCAAGTTTTCTGTCAGATCAGATAATTTTACCGGGGGTGATGCAGTAAGAGTTTCCTGGTATGATGGCCCGACTTATGATGAGGTTGATACCCTACTTACTAAATACCAGTATGGTCACTTTGACGGGATGCAGGATTTGTACGAATTTTCGAACGTGAGAGCGGATATCCCGCAGACTAAGTATCTGACATGCAGCCGCCACATGAGCGAAGAAACCAGGGCTAACGTGACGCCGGGGGCTGAAAGGATATACAATAACATGAGTGAAGACTCAAGACGTTATATGCATAGTGTAGATAATTTCCTTTACAGGATTTTCAGTAAAGTTTCCATGAAGGCTGGCGAGATCGGAAGGGAGTTTACCACGACCGGCAAGATGACAGGATTTATAGAAAACCTCTACACCATAAAAGCGGCCCCCGGGATCGAGTAAGCATTAAAAACCTAAACGTATCAAATTATGAAGAAGTACGAGTCAAATATCCCTGAAATAACCTTGAAATACAAAACAGGAGAAATTAAAAAGACAAAAATCAGTTCGAGCAGTGACGCGGCTGAATGTTTTAGGCTTATGTACGACAAGGACTTACTTGAAATTGTAGAAAGCTGTATAGTCCTATTTTTAAATAGGGCTAATGAATCTATAGGATGGATGAAAGTTTCCCAAGGTGGAATAACAGGAACTATTATTGACTTGAGAATTGTTCTTGCTACTGCCCTAAAATGTGGAGCATCAGGTATTATACTCTCTCATAATCATCCGTCAGATAATATAAAATCAAGCAAAGAAGATGAAAACATTACTCACAAGCTCAAAATCGCGGGGTCATTCCTGGATATACAATTGATTGATCATATCATAATTGGTCCAGGAATGGATTATTATAGTTTTGCAGACGAGGGAATGCTGTAAATCAACGAATTATTTTTGAAGAAAGTATTGCTTAATCGGCAATACTTTTTTTATTTTGTAAGGAAAGGAGCTTGTGCATCTTTGCCACAGTCTTTCGTCCTGATACGGTTTTTAAGGTTATGGTAAGGAGCCTGTTGGCCACAAGCTGGCAGGCCCTTATTATTAACAATAAAACGTAAAACGAATGGATGTAATCACGAAGTTAAAACCCAAAGCGGTATCCCTGGGGTTTAACGACAAAGAGCTGGAGGCTGTAGCAAACCAGATTAAAGCTTCCCTGCAAGAAAATGCCACGGACGAGCAAATAGACGCGGCAATAGAAGCGGCTATACCATTTTTAAAGGTTACTCAGACGGCGGTCAACAGGATTGTGAACGCTAAAAAGAAAGAGGAACCGACATCACCAGCACCCACGGCCGGGTCGCCAGAACCGACAAAGAAAGGGGGCGAAAATCCAGATGATAAAAATGATGATGAACCTGCCTGGTTTACAAAGTTTCGAATCGCACAGGAGGAGAGGCTTAATAAGATCGAGCAGGAAAATGTCACGAAAAGCAGGAAAACGGTTCTCGAAGAATTATTGAAGGATCTTCCGGAAAAGACGAAAGCTTCAAAACTGAAGGATTTCGAACGCATGTCGTTCAAAGATGATGAAGATTTCGAGACTTACAAGACAGAATTGACTGCTGATGTGACAGCAATAAAACAAGAGCTTGCAGATGCCGGGCTTAGCAAATTTAAAGTTCCCGGTGGTGGCGATCCGGCAAAGACGGCAGAGGATGATTTTATAAAGGCGATGGCAGAGATCAACAAGGAGGAAAAAAAGGATTAATTATTAATTATTTGCTATGCACTACAAAGAAACGGCCCAGAGTGGTAAAAGCTATTCCCACATGTGGAATGTTGAGACCACACGTGAATTTGAGGGCGGCTTTTTGTTTGATAAAACGTCAGTTCCGGCAGGAACAGAAAAGCTTCCAAGGGGGGTTTTTCTGAAGGTAGATCATACTGAACGAAAGGCCAAGCTCATAAAGACGGCAGTACTTGCAGCAGCTATCGAAGCGGCCACGACTTCCGTCAGAATTGAAAAGGGTGCTAATCTTTTGCCAACCGATGTAATCGGTATTGGGTCAGCAGCAGTTACAGTAGGTACGATTGATACCTCGAATAGCTCTTATGACAGTTTCACGATACAGGCAGGAGATTTAGGCACGGCAGCCAGTGGAGCAGTGTTGCAGACTTATGATTCTGCAGGAAGCTCAGGCAAGGTACCAGTAAACCCTGACGGGTTGAACTACAGAGAGATTGAGCTTGACGATCAGCCAAGCTGCTCAGTAATATGGAAAGCAGACGGAATTGTTGAATCGAGATTGCCACAGGCAGTCACGGGGGCAATTAAGACTGCTTTGAAATTCATGCAGTTTATAAGCTAAAACGAACGAAGAAATGGCAACAATATTAGAACAGATACAGAAACCCCGTGCGTTTGATGCTTTCATAAACGAGAACATGAAAACGTCAACCTACAAGGTAGGTTGGGATACGGAGATGGACGTCGAATATGAGCCGTCCAAGAACTGGGCCGCGGCAACAGCAGAATACGCAGCTGCAATGCTGGGTACAGTGATTGATAAAAACGCTGAAAGGCCGAAACGTGATATGCCTCCTATCGGGGAACTCTCTGGAACCCTCGCGAGAATGGGTGACGAGTGGCAGATCGATAATGACAGGCTTGAGCGTTACTACTATATGGAAAACAGGTTCAGGGAAAGATCGGTGAATTTCACGAAAGAGCAGAAGCGTGAGCAGTATGCTAAAATCGTGAAATACTTGTTTAACCCTTACGAGCTTGCAGCGATTGCACCACACCGCAGGATATGGGCCCAGTACCTTGAAGGGCTGTCTGACGGGCAAATTACCTTGACGAAAACGAACAACAATGGTGGTATTGTCTGGTCGTCAGCTATCAATATTGGTATCACGAAGAATATTCTCAGGTCAACTGACGTGGTGTGGAATACGGATAATCCAACTACGATGGACGTTGTTGGCGTCCTGCAATATGCTGAAGATATTGCTGATGCAGCAGGAAAGACTGTTATCAAACACAGGGTAAGCAAGGCGACAGCATCTCTGATTACTCAGTCCAAGCAGCTGAAAGACCTGGTACAGTTCAATCTTGGTAAAATAACCACCAGGACAGCAACACCGGCCCTCGGTATTGATACCGTGAACATATATCTCCAGGCCGTTGGGCTTGCCCCGATTGAGGTTATTAACGAGAAGGGAATATTGAACACTGGTACGGCAGTTAACATGTTCAAAGATGGACGTCTTGTATCAATGTGCGCCCCGAGGGTAGCAGTTCTCAAGGTGTCTGATCCCCTCGAAACGGTTGATCCAATACCGAACAAGGTATATACATCTTATAAGGATAACCTTATCTCTCAGTGGAGAAACGATAAGGGCAGGTACGTGGGATATGAAATGTTCGCGTTCCCGGCATTTGTCGGAAACAAGGACGTTTTCATCCTTGATGTAAGTCAAAAAGCAAGCGCCTGATGACATATTTGCAGGCTATACGAGAAGATTTACAGCCTTTCCCAGTATCATCTAACATGATCAAAAGGAAATGCCAAAAGCATGGTGTTTTGGATTCCGCTGACGTGACGGATGAAAGCAAAGTGCTTCTTATAGAGATCGAACTGCTTTCGCAGATGATCTCGCTTGGAAGCGTATCGGAAGGAGGGGTAAGTAAATCTTTCGACAGGGAAGGTGCCGTGATGCTGCTTAAGAGATTATGCGGAGAAGCGGGACTGGAAGCCAGCGAATATGTCAAAGAGCCGACAGTAACGTTCCTTGAGGATATGTCATGGTAGGGACAATTGCCGCTAAAATAGAGATACAGGGTGGCTCCGACCCGATCACGGGGGAGCCGCTTCCTGTTCACTATGACTGGGGAGAGGTGGTTGAATGCATGTATTCGGCAATAGAGTTGAATTACAGGGGAAGATATGCTGATGGAGATTTTTTACAGGCATCGTATGTTGTAACAACGGACGACATGAATTTTGATGGCACTTACGTGCTGCTGAAAGATAGTCGTGGAAACATGGTTTGTGAAAAAGAAGTTATCAGCCTTGAAGTTCTTGAAGATATTCAGCGAGTGAAAATAGTTTTGTGATGAGCATAAAAAAGCTTTCTCCGAAAGGTGCTGTTAATGAAGCAATTCAGAGAAAGATTCTAAGAGCTAAGCAAACGCTTTGCAGGACATTATCACGAGTTGGCGAAGAATGCGTCAATTATGCAAGGATTCATGGCGGCTATATGGATCAAACAGGAAACCTGAGAAGTTCTATCGGGTATATCGTTCTTGATGAAGGAAGAATCTTTAAACAAGGAGATTTTACACAGGTCAAGGATGGGTCAAATGGAATTAAGGAAGGAAAGGAATTTCTTAATGAATTAATTTCAAAAC